TAGCAGAAAAAGTATCGCACCTAGCGACATCAATGATGTCAATGGGTTCTGTTGTCATTGATGACAATGGTATATACGAACTGCTAGATAATAACTAGGAGGGTTAGAAAATGGCTTATAGTGCAAGTGGACTAACTCGTTTGGCTGGTGGTTCTGGTGTCAATCTTTGGCATTATACTACAACAGATGCAATCGGTGATGTAAACACTGCTAACTACTTTAATGATGCAATTGGCATGATGCGTTCTTTGGATGTTATTATTGCTGTTACATCAACAGGTGGTACACCAGCAGTTAGCCTTGTTTACGCAAAGGATGTTTCGGCAACCGCAATTGACGTAACCGATGGCTTAACTGTTACAGCTACCGATAGTGACTAATAGGTTGGGGCTTCGGCCCCACCTTTCTTTGAGGATTTTTTATGGCGGTTTCAAGTACAGCGGCAAGTTCACCAGTAGATGTATGTAGCCGCGCTCTTATTTTAATAGGTGCAGATCCTATTTCTTCTTTTGATGATGGTAACAATGAAGCATTAGTTTCTTCAAATATGTATGAAGATGTTGCTAGAGCATCATTAGTTAATACACGTTGGAGATTTGCAACAAACCAAGTTGTATTAAATAGATTAACTGAAGCACCAACAGGTCGCTTTGATGCTGCATATCAGTTACCAACTGGTTGGTTAATGTCTCATGTTGTTACTGTAAATGATTTTCCAATAGAGTATCAAACATATGGTGATAAACTTTTTTGTAATGAAGATGCTTCTGCAAGCTTGGTTCTTGATTTTACTTATCGTGCTAATGAGCAAGATTGGCCTTCATATTTTACATTAGCTGTAGAATATGAGCTTGCTTCTGTTTTCGCATTATCTTTAGCAAGAGATCAATCTTTAGCTACTCTTATGTCTCAACAAGCAGCATCTACTATGATGAAAGCAAGAAATTTAGACTCTCAACAGCAGACAACAAGGAAACTTACAACAAGTAGATTTATTGTTAATAGGCGAACATAATGCAAAAAGTCAGAGTACCAATAACAAACTTTTCGTTTGGAGAGGTAAGCCCATCTTTAACATCAAGAACAGATTCGCCAATCTATAATCAATCTGCACAACGTGTTAAAAATTTTTTTTTAAGATCTGAAGGCGGTGTAATTAAAAGATCTGGTTTAGAGTTTATTCATAAGTTTACAGATATAACTGTTAACACAGCTAAAAAACAGCAAAGCAGATTATTACCATTTATATTTTCTGATGATGAACAATATATTATTTCATTGCAGCATCAAAGTATAAGAGTGTTTCAGATTAACCCTTCAACTGGTGCTGTATCTTCTATTCAATCTTTAACTCAAGATATTAATTCTGCGACATTATTATTTGATCAAGACTTTTTGCATGAATATACATTTGCTCAAGCAGGTGATGTTATGTTTATTGCTCATAACACATTTATGCCTCAAGCAATTGTAAGAACTGGACTTACAACATTTCATGTTGAGCCTTTCGTGTTTGATGCAAGATCAGATGATAAGGTTGTTTTTCAACCTTATTATCCATTTCAAACTGCTGGTATGACTTTAGATCCTTCAGCAACAAGTGGTAATGGAGTTACGCTTACAACAAGTTCTGCTTATTGGAATACTGATTCACCATCAAAACATATAGGTACAACTATAAGATATAATGGGAATGAGATTGTTATAACTGGTGTAACAAATAGCACTGTTGCAACAGGTAATATTCAAGATACTTTGAAGAAAAGACTTAGCCCAGATTCATTGAGAACAAATAATGGATCAAGCACTGTAGAGGTAACACTCGCTAATCATGGTATGTCTGTAAATGATTCGATTGATTTTGCAGATGCTAATGCTGTTGGTGGAATAGCTAATTCTAATATTAACGGTACAAGAACTGTTACAGGCATTATTAGTAGTGATGTATTTACTTTTACTGCTGGTGGATCTTCTAATGCTTCAGAACTTGGTGGCGGCACACCAACAGTTACGACCCATGCACCAACTACAAGCTGGGATGAACAATCATATTCTGCTCTTCGAGGGTTTCCTGCTGCTGTTACATTTCATGAAAATCGTTTAGCTTTTGGTGGAACATTAGGACAACCAGATTCTATATGGCTAAGTAAGATTGCTCGTTATTATAATTTTGATGTAGCTGATGCAAAAGATAATGAATCTATTCATTTGACTGCTGCTGTTGGGGAGGTACAACAAATACGTCATTTAGTCTCTAATAGAGATCTTCAAGTGTTTGCTGCATCTGCTGAGTTTTTTGTACCTGCTTTTCAAAATCAACCTTTAACTCCAACTAATGCACAAATAAAACTACAAACACCTTTTGGTTCTGGATTTGAAAGGCCACAAGCTATTGATGGTGCTACTTTATTTGTACAAAAGGGTGGTAAAATTGTAAGAGAATATTTGTTTAGTGATAGTGAAGCTGCTTACACATCTACAGCCATATCTACTATTTCATCACATTTAATAAAGACACCATTAGAAATGAATACATTATATGGCGCATTGTCTCGATCAGAAAGTTATGTTTTTATATTAAATGATGATGGAACATTATCTGTGTTTAATTCTAATAGAATTGAAAAGCGTGCTGGTTGGGTTGAGTTTGTAACTAATGGAGTTTTTCATTCTACTGTTACAGTTGATGATCGAGTCTTTGCAAATGTTGAATATGATTTTGGAGATGGCACGACAAGAATTGCTCTTTGTGAATTTAATGCAACATTTAATTTAGATACTGCTAAAACATTTTCAGGAACTGCTGGTGTTTTCGATGTATCATCTGTTTTTGAAAATAATGCTATTGTAAAAGTTGTTGATGGAAATAACTATGTAGGTCAATTTACTGTAAGTGGTGGAAATGTAGATGTTTCTTCTGTTGATGCAACATTAACATCTGCTGAAATAGGTTATAGTTTTGATGTAGAGCTTACAACAAATCCAATAGATGCAAGTGTTACTTCTGGGCCATTAACAGCAACACCAAGAGGAATTGGTAGTGTATATCTTGATTTAAATAATACTTTATCTTGCAAGGTAAATAATACATCCATGGTTGTAAGAAATGTAACAGATGATCTTTCACAACAATTAACAGCTTTTACTGGTAAAAAAGAATTTAGATTATTAGGTTATGAAAGAGATCCAAAAGTAACTATATCACAGGATTCACCATTAGATTTACAAGTAAATGGATTAGTAGCGGAGTTAATATTTTAATGTCAGTATTTCAGGTTATAGGTTTAGGCATGAAGTTTATGGGGGCTATGCAACAAGCTCGTGCTGAAGAACAGCAAAGTAAAGATACTGCTGAGAATATAATTACAGATCGTATTAGAGGTGAGGCTGCTGCTGCTCAAGCCCAAACCCAACGATATGCTCAGATGTTTGATGATATAGCATATAATGAAGGTGCTTTACTTAAAAATAGAGATTTTGATCAAAGCGTTACTGCATTTATGGATTCTCAAAAAGAAATAACATTTGATGATCTTCGTATTATGGCAAGTCAAGCAACTATGGAAAAATCAAAAGCAACTCTTCAAAGCTTACTCGAAGTTCAAAGAGGCAAAAATAGAGGAAGTGCTATAAGAATTAGTGCGGCTGCTGATTTTATGTCAGGTGTTCATAGTATGCAAGCTACATCAGTACCAGCATGAGGTTTAAATGGCACAAGTAATTAGAAGAAAAGGTACAGCTACCAATCAGCGAATAGGTGTTGTTAGTTTTGATACTGATGCAGGTGCAATAGGTCGTTCACTTCAAAATGCAGGTGAGCAAATAAGAGATCAAGCTTATCGTATTGATGCAGCAGCCGCAGAAAAAGCTGGTATAGATGCAGCTAATGCTATTGAGACTTCTAAGTTTAAAGTTTTTGATGCAGATGGAAAACCTGTAGCTTTACAAGTTCCAGAAGGCTATGGACGCATTGCAAGAGAAGCTTACCAAAAAGTAGTTGAACAAAGATTCGTTGATACAATGGATACTGACATTCGACTAGAAGCGCAAAGGCTTAGAGTAAAACATGATCGCAATCCTCTTGGTTTCCAAAATGAAATGGATGCTTATCTACAAACTTTTTTAAAAACATCTGATGGTCGCTTTAAAGAGTATGTAAATAAAATTGGTAATGCTGTTAAAGAATCTACTTATGTGGGTTTGATAGAAAATCAAAGAAATAGATCTCGTCAAAATAATGCTGAGTTTATTGTAAAAACAAATGATGAATCATTCAATGATATTGCTGATATGTCTAACGGTGGCGTTGATGGTGCAGAAGATGCTTTATCATATGCTTATCAAAGAGCTTTAGCAACTCAAGATGGTGTTGATTCTGACATATTAAAAGATGGGGCAACTGAAAATTATATTGATCAGTCTGCTGGTGTAGTTGTTTCTTCTTTTGTTATTGGTGAAGCGTTAAGACAAGATCTTACAGAATTAGAAAGAGCAGAACTAACAAATCTAATTAGCTCATTTGGTGCTTCATTACCAAACGTTAAAAGTAAAAAAGTAAGAGAATTATATCAACAAACTTTTTATTTTAATACTGATGGTACAGAAGAAGGCGTAAGAAAAACAACTATTAGAGAAATGGTAAAAGGCTCTAATAGAAGATCTATCTTATCTGAAGTTAATGCTGCATTTAGTGATGCTAATAATATAGGTGCTATTAAAAGACGCAATGAAGCTATTGATGAAGAGCTTACAAGAGTATCAGATCAGCAACGAGAAAATAAGTTTGATGGAACTGTTGTTTCTACAATTGATACAAACAGTTTATATGCAAGTCAACAATCACAATCAGGCTTTGCAGAAGGTGGCGATCTTGATAAAACTGCTTTTAATATTTCAAGAAGAATTGAAAAATTTAATAATCAGGTAGATACAGAAGTAAGAGAAAATTCTCAATACGATGAAATAGAAGGTGAAAGAGATAAAAGACGACATGAAAAAGCTTTAATTCTTCCGTTTATAAAACGTGCTGCTGCTACTGGTGAGCCTGAAAATTTTATAGCTGCTTTATCAACTATGTCTACTTCAAGTGAAGCTTATAAATTAGCTACTCCAGAGCAACAGGAAGCAATTGTATTATTAGATAAATACAATTTGTTAGATGAAAATACAGCAGGTGATTTTTCTGCAGAGATAAATAAATCAGCTAGTGCAAATGTAGATGCAATAAATCGCGAAGATATTCTTTTAGATCTTAATGATAAACATCAAAAATTACTTATAAAATACCAAAATAATGAAGCAGATCAAAGTGATGTTGATAAATACTTTTCTGACTTTGATAAAGCAACAAAAGGTTTTTTGGGTATTGGAGAAACTAGACAAAAGTTTGAACAAAGTTTTAAAACAGAAAATGTTAGAAATATTGTTAACGACTTAATAGCTTCGCCAACAAATAATAATTCTTCTTTTATGAAGTCTCTTGCTTACTACATACGAACAGGTAGGGATGGAGAGTTTCTTAAAACTGAAGATAAAAAAATAGTAGATAATGCTACTAAAAATTTATTGGACGCACAAAAAAACTCTATTGCTGCACGAATAGACAAAGAAGCTGTTGATAAATATGGATTAGAAGAAAAGGCTAGAAAAGAAGCTGAGTTTGCTCAAGAAATTGAACTGTTTAGATTAGGTCGAACAACTCCAGCTAAAGCAAGTGAAGTTTCTCAATTAATATTAACCAAAAAAGGTTTTGATATTAGTAATCGAGATACTTGGACTGAAGACAATATGCGTATAGCAGCTTTAGGTATGCCAGAAAATATTGTTAACGGTCTAAAAAGATTTACTGATTATGGTGATGCACCAAATGCTGATAATCTTCTTATGTTTTGGGGCATGATGTATCAGTATAGGACACCAAAGGGTGATGTTATAAATACAACAGAAAGATTTTTTTCTGATGAAGAAGATCTTAAATTAAGATATGCACTTAGCAGTAGAGTGCAGGGTCGAACAGCTAATGCTCAAGAAGCAATGACTGAAATAAATAAACTGTTTCAAGAGCCTACTAAAACAGAAGCTGATGCACGGCGAGCAAAATTGTTTGGTTTAAATTCAAATGGAAAAGTAAGAAGCAAACAAGATTTTTTAAGAGATCCAAGTGTTCTTGGTAATGATTATGATTTAGCAACATCTGCTGAGTTAGGAGCTTATACTGAGTTTTTAATAGCTTCTAATTTAAAACCTGATCAAATTAAAGCTGAAATAAAACAAAAGTTTAATCAAAGATATAAAGAAGCTAAATACGTTTTAGATCAGTCAAGACCAATAGGTTCTAAATCAAAAACGCGTCATGCTTTAGCTGCTTTTTTACCACCTGCTGAAGAAGAGTTTTTTGTTAACTCAGTAGAAAACCAGCTAAGTCAATTTGGTTTTACTTTGTATGATCATGTAAATGAAAGACCTATTGCAAACATAAGAGGTGAGGGAGCAAAAATACCAGTTGTTTTGATGCCAATGTTTCCTCAACTTGTAAGACCAGAAGATCAAACTTTTATGCCTATGAAACTTATGTTTGTAGATAATTTAGGTACTTATGAATTATTACCTATTACTATTCACGAAGGCACAGAAAAAGAAATGACTATTGCGTTTCAAATATCTGATGAAATGCAAAACTATATTGGCAGTGCGGATTCTGTTGGAGAAAGATTAAGTGCAGATGAGCTTAGAGCTCTTTATGATAAAGCAACTTTTCTTCTTGGTGGTAACAGAGCAAAACCAGTGCCGTTATTCTAGGTGATATATGATTGATGCTTACAAAGTAAAACCGTTTTTAGCTACAACAAAAGATCCTTTAGCTACAGCAGATGATAGATCAAGTCTTTTAGAAACATATGGTGCTATAGTAGGACAATGGTCTCCATTCATTGAAGACTTTACAATGGCAAATAGTGAAATGTTAGATTATGATCCTGACTTTGATGTTATTGGTGCTGTACAAAATCTTGATCCCTCATATCATAAATATGCTTTTAATCTTATGCTTAGTTCTAGCGAAGATCATTTTAATTATTTAGTTGATCGACTAGATAGATCTAAAGCTCGCAATGAAGTTTTATCTAATTCCTCAATAGGTAATATATTAGTATCTTCTTTCTTTGATCCTATAAATTTAGTGTCATTACCTATTGGTTTAACTAAGACAGCTATAGGAACAGGTATTAATGTTGCAAAAGCAAATATTGTTTTATCTACTGCTGAAGAAGTTATAAAATCA